CTCACCGAAATCTATAGTCTCTGTCTGTAGGTTATGTGCTAGGGAAACCACAAACTCCTCCTCAAAATCTATGGTTTCAAAGGCGCTCTCGATTTTATCCAGGACCTCATTCGGCAATATCTCAATCTCTTTGTCTTTCCTGATAAGCTCCTTCTGCAAAAACTCGACCATACCAAATGTTATTTTCGACATTAAGGTAACGGTATGCTCCAATTGTGTGGGCGACACCAACCGAGTATTTATTCGGCTGATATTAAATTTTTCATCTATTCCTCGAATAGTGCTATCAATTCTTATTTCCTGCCCCACCCTCAAGCCGCTTGAACGAGTGACGAAACTGCCCTCGTTTATCTGCTCCGCCCACGCTAGAATTTCCGCCTTGGCCCGATCTCTCGCGCCCTCTTTGCTATCAATACTTTTATCAATCACTTTTCCCTCAAATAAGCCATTTGCGGTGATCGAAGCGTTGTCGTTTGTTTTGATGATAACAGGGATTTGGGGCAACCCTGTAATTTTCACCTCATCCGTTCCAGTAGGGATAGTTCCAGCCCCCAATTTCATCGCCTTCTCTTGGAAATTATAAAGCCAATCCACTGTTGTCGGGTCGGTGATATTATCTATCCCAAAGGTTTCGGCGACAAATCCTGACCCTCTATCAACGAACCATCCAACGGTTTTATAACGAAATCCAAAGGTAAAGGTTTTCCTTGAACCATCCGCATCCGCGCCCTGTACCTCCTCAAAAGAAGTACCACTGAAAGTACCACCTCTGACAAAAATAGTGTTGCGGAGATTTTTGACATCTCTATTGATTTTTAGGGAGTTCCACTTGAAGTTTCCGCCCGTGTCATTCAACTCAAAGGGTGCGGTTGTCGTTCCTTTGGCGAAAAACTTTATGTCCTTATCCTCATCAACGAACCAATCCGCTCCCACCAATTCGGCCAACTGTTGAAAAACTTTGCTCGGTTGCTCATAGTTAAATGCAACGAAACCAACGGGTGTGGTAACGGTAACTCCCGTGGTGGTAAACCCGGCGGGTAAGAAGTTTGTTTTGATGCTATCAATAATCGCATCAATCGTAGTATTCTCAAATGTGTCAACAACCAGCCGACTGTCCATTTCGTGCGCGTGGTCTTTGCAGGTGAGCCTTATTGTCTCCATTCGTCCATCAATAACCTCCTCGGATTTTACAATTTTACCACCGAACACCTTTGTGGAATCTTCGATAATTTCAACATCGTCCAAAAGAGAGGGCTTGAACGTCTTGCTGTCATATCTCTTGATATTGAAATTGACTGTATCAATTTGGTTTGTGAGAGCTTGGTCAAAGCGAAAAGAAGGCCAATCAATAAGCGAGCTTCGGTCAACAGAATTTATCTTTATAATAACCATAGAATTTCATTATCCTATCCTTATATTCAGTCCCAATCTTTCAATAATGGCATCCCCAACCTCTTTCCCGACCCTATCCGCATCTTCTCCAAAAACGCCGCCATTGAAATTGATGATTATATTAGCTCCGCCGCCGCCCAAGCCCAATCTATTGAGAGGGATCACGGCTTCCGGGCCTGCTTCACCGATCCTTGCGATTGTGGGCCGTGTTACTATTCCCCCATTAGCCATATTCCCAGGTATAAGTCCCTTGAGTAAGTCTATAGCACCACCACCGAATTTTGCAGGTATATTTGTGATACCACTTATAACATTCTTTATTTTCTCTAAAATATCATTCAAAGCTCCAAATGCAGTCTCCCTCATATTTTGCCAAATGTTTGCAAAGAAATTTTTTATTGCGTTCCAAACTTGAAAAAATGTATCTCGGATTATCCCGAATTCACTAACAAAGCTCTCGCGCACGGCGTTGAAGGACGCGACCAGGCTGTCTTGGAATAGTATGAAAAATAGAATAATCTCGGTAAATGCTTTTTTTAATACTCTGATAATAACTACCAATCCCGTAACGGCAAGCGTGATCGCTGTTACCGCAATCACCAGGGGCGCCAGTACCGCGATGAGCGCAACGGCAATCACGGCGAACGTCGCCGCCAAAACTATCTTCAAAGTCTCCACATCCCCAAAAAGGAACTTAATCACGGGTATCACCGTGTCTCTTATGATCTGCCCGGTGGCTTCAAGAATCTCGTTAAAGCTCTCGATGATTCCTTTTTCCTTTAGCATATCAAAGAATTCCCGGAAGATTTGGATGAGGAATTTTACGGTTGTCACGAGCGCATTGAACGTCGTCAAGACAAGGGTCGTTATCCTGTCTTGTAATGCCACCAGTGTCGGATTGAGTTCGTTTTCGGAGGTAAAGGCCCAAGCACGAAACGCGCGCACGGCCAGCAATGCTTGATTGACAATTGGGAAAAATCCACCTGTTATCAAATCACCAAAGACCTGCAATATATCAACGCTGGCATCCTTCACGGACCCCAACTGCTTTTGGACTGTACCCATAGCGGCCTCATAAGCGCCACCAAATTTGGCGCCCTCAACCATTATGGCGTTGAATAGTCCTGTCTGCCTTTCAAGGGTCGTAAGCTCCGCGACATTTTTACCAAGCTGGCTTGCTAGGTCCCGGTAAACTTCCCGCAGGGAAATGTTGAGGCCGACTTGTTTCAAAATCCCCGGCGTCAGCGTTGTAAAGCTCTCTAAAATGAGGCGGTTGACATCGGCGGAAGTTCGGCCAACTGTCGCACCAACATCACGCGCAACCTTAATGAGCCTCAAGGCATCCACCTGCTCTAGCCCGGCGAGTACAATCCCCCGGGTGACTTCCGTGGCTTCCCGGATGCTTTTGTTTTCCTCACGGATAGCGAATATGATGCTATTTATCTCTTTTGTGGTCTTGCCTGTATTCTTTGCGAGAATAGGCAAGGTTGCGCTTATTCTCTCCACCGATAGGGAAGTGCTGATCGCGCCCTTTATAAAGGACGTGAAGCCCCTTGTGACTGTCGAGAGGATGCCCTGTATGGCGTTTGCGGCCAAGACACCTGCTGATATTGAACTTGTGAACCCAAGAAAGGACTGGCGCGCGGCATCCGTACTCTCTGCAAAGTCCTTTTGCTCGTCACCGATCCTTTTGAGTTGATCGCCCAAATTATCAAGCTGTCGTTTGGCTTGATTTTGCGCCTCTATGACAATTTCTAGTTTGCTTCGTGCCATCAGCTTTTAGTTTTACGTTTTAGGTCCTGTTCCTGTCGTTTTAGAAAATCCCCCTCCGCGTTGTTTCTCATACTCAAAGTAGAGATAAACCAAGAGGGGGTTTTCAAGTAGTCGTAGTATGTCCAGCCAAATTGTTTGCAAATCTCCACGATAGATATTTCCTGCTCAACTTCCGTGGGTAGACCCGCAAACATCTTGGCGTATTGGCTCTCAATCAGTTCTCTTTTTTTTTATCAAATCCGGCAATCCCTTGGACCGCATCAAAAATTTCGTTGTAATCTGCGGCAGGTAAATCAAGAAGCTCCTCAATCAATCCCTCTGTCTTTTCATCGAGCGAAACAACAATCAACTCAAGGGTCTTGTTTTCAATTTCGTTTGCCTTCGCGACATCAACATCAAATATCTCGCCGCCTTTGCCGTCGAATTTGGCAACCGCCAAATACATATCCTTGAGTACGCGCATATCCCTTGCGGTAATAAATGACTTGATGACTGCCTTATGCCCACCAGTGGTGGTAATCTCCTTGGTTTCCATGTGTCTAGTAGCTCGTAGTTTCGTTTATCAAAGCAACATTTATCATAGTCGCATCTGTAAGGTCGAAAAACGCCTTGAAAGATACGGTCTGAATAACCAGATCATTGTTGGTGAACGGTTTTGTTACTTCGCTAAATTTCACCCGGGCCAAATCAATTTCTAGCTTCGGGTTGGTTGTAGCACCGATGGTAATATCGGTATTTTCAAGCGTCAACCTCATTGCCTTTGCTGTATCTGCCAGCATGTCGTCAACGAAGGTCGTGCTTTCAAACATCAACTCGACAGTCCCCTCGATCGTAAACTGCTTGTTGAGGATGTCTATTGGTGCGAGCGACCCTACAACCTGGTCGTCTTCCACGTTTTTGTTGATTGAGAGGGTGAATCCCTTAATCTCAATTTCCGGGGCCGCAGTCAAACCCGAAAGGTCAGATGCGGTCTTAAACGTACCGTGCTGTGGCAAAAAGATTTTGCGCTCATCCGCTTCGACGTACACCGGGGTTAATGCGCTTACTGCCCCCGCCTGCGCTCTCAAACCTGCCGTGAACTTGGCATACTCGTTAAGCGCAACCTCTATATCAAGAGAGGTAATCATGCCCAATGCGAAACGCAATGATGTGTCGGGGTCTTTTACGCTCAATGTCAGCGATGGGTGTTGTGCGGTTTGCCCGACTGTGAAAGCGTGTGTATGCACCCCAGCTTCGGGAGTGTCCGCGCTTGGCGTATCTACCCCGAGAGCATTAAGAAGCAAAAGACCAAAACTTTCAGCGCGTATCATGCCCTCAAGAGTACCCTCGACAAACTTCTCGGTCACATTCGCGTCGATGGCATCTTCGATGACTCCCACAGAGCTTTCATCAACGGCCTGTTGAATTTGCTCATCAAGAGTCAAACTTGCTTGTGGAATCCAAAAAGTAGGATCGCCGGGAGTACCCCGGACCGCCTCCTTGAAGATTCCAATATCAACTAATCTTCCAATGAATTTGCTCATGTTTATTTGTCACTTGACTGGCGCTTCTCTAACTCTTTTTGCGCTTCCTCAAGTGAGTCTGCTTTAATTGTGATACCTTCCTTTGGGAAGGTGTACGACCTTTTTGTTTTCTTTTCCACTTTCTCATCCGTGGAGGACATCATCTTGTTGTTGTAGTTTTTCTTCATGGTTATGTTATTACTAATTTGCTAAATTTACATTCTAGGGTCAATGTTTGAAAAAATACTTGTCCAATCGGGCTTTTGAATTGGCCCCGGGGACCCACTAGCGGCTGACACCAATCAACCTCGCCGCCCAAGTTGAAATCTGTCTCAAATAAATCAATCACTTTGATGGCGAGAGCGTCCAATAAATCTTTTGCCTCGGCCAGTCCCAGCACTTCAACCTCTTGATACAATACTATCTCATAAGTCATTGTGCGTAGGTTTTCCTTGTTTGTAATGAACTCACTATCTGCAAGCGACAAATCAAATGTCGCCGCAGGAAAATCTGTGAGGTTTGCATCGTGAAAGTCAGCTACAAAACCAAGCTCTGCAATGGTATCTAAATTCGCCTTTATTTTTGCTCTGATTGTTGAAAAGTTTGCCATTATGATGTCGCCAAATCTCTAGTTATATTTTCCAGCGCCTTGTCGAATCTTTTTTTCACTTTGCTCGCGGCCCGCTCCGATCCTATTTCTAGGAAGCGCGGCAAGGTCCCGGATGTGGTGGGGTTTTTATACCTTCCACCGATCGGGTATAGATCGTTTACAAATACCGCGTAGGGAGCAACTGCGAGATTCGGACCGATCGAACCAATCAGTTTCCTCGGTGT